ATCCCCGTCTATATGTCTCTCCCTCCCCGTCTGACCTGCGGAAACGTCGCTAGAAAAGATCTTCGTTTGCGCTTTTTTCACGATGCCTTTCTGGCTGAAGCATCGGTTTTCCGCAGGTTTCTGAGGCGAAGCGCGGGTTTGATCTAGGAACTCGCGGTGTCTCGGCCGTTTCCACGGGGATATTCGCGGCCATATGGCATACTCGCAGGCATATCCACTAGTGGGCATTTGCCCACTACCTGGCGAGGGTGGTGACGATGGCTCTGACCAGCGCGGATCGGCTGCTCGCCCCGGCTGTCGCCGAGACCCTCGCGGCCTTGAACCTCGGCGTGACCGACCTGGCGGCATCGAAGCTGGCTGAGCGGTACGCGGTCGAGCTCGACCAGGCTGTCGCGATCGCCGCCCACGCGGACCGGGTGCTGAAGCTCGCCACCGAATCCGGCGATGAGGCGCTGCTGGAGCAGGTGACCGCGCTGCGGAACCGGCTCACGGCCCGGTCGTGTGTCGCTGACCTCGGCCCGAAGCTGCTCGCGGTGCTCGACGAGGTCGGTGGGACGCCATTGGGGCGGGCCCGGATCGCGAAGCTGGCGCCGACGGCCAAGGCCGGGCCGGTGCCGGGCAGTGCGGCGTTGACGAAGATCGTGGGGGCGTTGGGTGCCTGACGCGACGTGCCGGAAGTGCGGTGAACCGTTCGAGCGGCCGACGCGTGGCCGTCCTCGCATGGACTGCTACCGCTGCCAGCCGCGCGTCCGCCCGTCCAGCGCGGCCGTCAGCGCCCCAGAAGCAGGCGGCGGACCGGTTGCCGCCGCGCAGTCGTCTCCGGTGCCGAGAGCGGTCACACTCGACGTGGCCGCTACCCCCGACTCGACACCGGAGACGCTCGACCCGGACGAGATGACCGGCGATCAGGTCGACGCGGTCATCGAGATCATGGAACAGCAGTTCCCGGGGCCGCTCGGGTTCACGGAACCGCGGCTATTCACGCCGCCGTTGCGTGAGCTGACACCGGAGACCAGTCTCGGGTTCGCGTTCATCTACTTCTGCCATTTCGTGTTGCGCGAGTCGCTGCTGCCGTGGCAGAAGTGGCTGGCGATCCACGCGCTGGAGTTGGCACCCGGCTACGTGACCAGCACGCCGGGATGGCGGTTCCGGTTCAAGTTCGTGCTGGTGTTAGTGGCCCGGCAGAACGGCAAATCGGACTTCAGTCGCCGTCTGAAGTTGTTCCGCATGTACGCCATGAAGGCCAAGCTCGTGATCGGCACGGCGCAGGATCTCGACGTGGCCCGGTCGATGCTGGCCAAGACGAACGAGATGGTCGACGACTGCGAGGTCCTCGCCCAGCAGAAGATCAGCTACATCACGGCGAACGGCAAGGAGAAGCTGAGCCTCACCGGTAACCGGGAATATGTGCTCAAGGCCAGCAACAAGAAGGCCGGGCGTGGCCCGACGGCGGATCACGTTGACCTCGACGAGCTGCGCGAGCATCACGACTGGGGCGCGTGGGGTGCGCTGTCGAAGACGATCCGGGCGGTCCGCAACGGCCAACTGTGGGGGTTCAGCAATGCGGGCGACGACCAGAGCAAGGTGTTGAACAAGCTGCAACGCAACGCGACTGCGCGGATCACTGGCAAGCCGGTGGTCGACGAGGATCAGGCGGTTCCTGAAGGCGCGGTCGTTGCCGAGGACGCGACCCAGACGTTCATGGCCGAATGGTCGGCGCGCCCGGGGTGCGAGCTGACCGATGTGGACGAGATCCGGCAGGCTAATCCCGGCTTGGGCTACCTGTTCGGGATTGATTCGATCTGGGCGGACCTGGAGAACGACCCGGCCGAGGTGTTCCGCACCGAGGTCTTGTGCCAGCGGGTGGACCAGTTGGATGGGGCGATCAACCTGGAGTCGTGGAAGGACTGCAAGGACGAGGGCGGTTCGCTCGCCGAGCACCGCGACAACCTCGTCTTGGCGGTCGAGGTCGCCCCGGACAGCGCGCACGTGTCCGCGGTCATCACCGCGCTGCTGCCCGGCGACCGGTATCGGGTCGAGGCGGCCGGCGCGTGGGACCGGATCGAGGCCGCGTTGCCCGCGCTGCGCGACATCAAAGCCCGGATCAACCCGCGGCGCGCCGTGTGGTTCCCGGCCGGGCCGTCGGCGGCGATCGGCGCCGACCTGCGGAACATGTTCGACGCAGACGACATCTACGAGATCACCGGCGCTGAAGTCGCCGAGACGTGCATGTCCTTCGCGGCGCTGGTGGACCGGCGAGCGGTGCTGCATCCGAACGATCCGCTGCTCAACGCGCAGGTCGCTGGTGCGGGCAAGTGGAAGACCGGTGACACGTGGCGGTTTGCCCGCTCGGGTGCTGCGCATGTGGATGCCGTGTATGCGATGGCGGGTGCGGTGCAGGCCGTGCGGACGATGCCGGAAGAAGTGGTCCCCGTCGAGCCGATGGTGCTGGCGGCATGGTGAGGGAGACGATATGACGACGGCTGACCCGTGGCTGAATCCGGCGCTGCTCGAACCGGAGCGCCCTGGCTGGTTGCGCCGGGCTGCCGGCGCGGTGGCACGTTTCGCGTCGAGTTCGCGGCGTAAGGCTCTGGTGACCGGTGCGAAGGCGATCGTGGCGACGATCCGGGGCCGGTTCACTCTCGCGCAGCTCGCCGGTGGCGCGTCCGCGTCTGCTGGCGTGTTCGTGCTCTGGGGTCTGGGGGTCGGCCTGCTCGCGACCGGGCTGGCTGTGCTGGCAGCGTCTACCGTGCTGGAAAGGCAGACCTGATGGGGCTCGGGCGCAGGCAGTACCGGTCGATGATCGGGAATGACGGCACCGGCAATATCGGGCCGCTGTCGATCGGCGGCCAGTTGGACACGCGGTTCAACGGCGGGTTCCAGGGTCAGTACGGCAGCAGCCAGGCGAACCTGTGGGTGTACCGCGGTGCGCTGCGGATCCCGGCCGTGTGGAAAGCGACCATGCTGGTTGCCGAACTGCTGGCGCAGGTCCAGTGGGATGGCTACACGGTGCACGGCAAGGACAAGCCCGAACTAGTTGCCCGGCCGCAACTGCTGGAGCAGCCCGCCCCGCCGGACACTCGGTTCACGGTGTTGCGCTCAGGCATGATCGACTACATTCACGACGGCAACGCGATCTGGATCGTGGCCGCACGCAACGCATTGGGCGTCCCGACAGCGGTGTGGCCGGTGCCCGCCAGTTGGGTCGGTGTCCGGCGCATCACCCCGGCCAACGCGGGCACCACGATGCTGCCGATCGGCGCCATCGAATATCAGGTGGGATCCCGGAAGTTCTCCTCCAAGGACGTGATCCATTTCAAAGGTCCGTGTGCACCGGGCGCGCTGCGTGGCGCCGGTGTGCTGGAACTGTTCCTGGACGGCACGTTCGAGACCGCGCACGAGCAAGAGCGTGAGGCGCAGAAGATGTCCCGGCACGGGGTGCCTGCCGGGATCCTGAAGTTCCTGAACGATAACGCGCCCGTGAAGCCGCGCTCGGACGGCAAAGTCCCGACCATGCAAGAGCGGATGCGCGAAGCGGCCGATTCGTGGCTGGCCGCGCGCGACCACTCCGGTGTGGCCGTCATGAACTCGGCGGTCGACTTCACGCCGCTGGCGTGGAACCCCGATCAGATGCAGATGATCCAGGCACGCCAGTTCACGCTGTTGCAGATCGCGAACATCATGCGCGTGCCACCGCAGTTCGTCGGTGCGGCGATCAACGGAGGAGCATCCCTCACCTATGCCACGTCGGAGACGGGTGGCAGGGAACTGTTGCGGGACACGATGGGCGGGCATTTCGCGCAGTGGGAGCAGACGATCTCGCTGGTGTTGCCGCGCGGCACGCAAGCCAAGGCGAACTTGGACGAGTTCCTGAAGGCGGACATGTTGCAGCGGTTCCAGGCGTACGCGGCCGGTATCGACGCCGGATTCCTGATGCCCAACCACGATGTGCGCCCGCTGGAAGGGCTTGACGATCAGCCGCACCTCGACGAAGCACCGACCGGCAGTGTCGCGAAGAACCTCAACAAGGGCCTGTCCATCGAGGACATCGGGCTCAAGCAGGCGGTCGAAGGCGACGTCGGTGGTGTGCTCGGCAAGGGCCTGTCGACCAGCGGCAAGATTGTTCAGGCTCCGGTGGAGAACTCCGCCGGGAAGCTCGTTCAGGCACAGGCAAGCCGGTTGCAGCCGAAGCAACTTCCGGCTGCCAACCAGAGCGGTGGTCAGTGATGCAGCCAGTGTCCGAGGAGTCCATGGATGCGGTGCGCACCTCCAAGCTGCCGTTCGGGCCTGGACACGCGCTTTGGACGTATTGGACTGTCGGTGAGGGTTCGGCCAAGTGGTTGAGCTCGCCGACCCCGTGGACCACGCTGCATGCGTTGCTGCTCAAGTACGTTGGCCCGCAAGCAGCGGGCGAGACGACGAACGTCATGCTCGCTACCCCGGCAGGCCGGGCGCTGTTCGAGGCTCACCACCAAGGCGGCCAGCGTGCTGCCGTCACCATGGATTCAGGAGGGGTGGGAATCGTGGCGCCGACCAACGCGACGACCGTCACCGAGCACGGCAACATCACCGCCCCGGACGCTGGAGCGCTCGACACTGCCGCACGCGCGTACTGCGCGTCGCAGGGCTGGGCCATGTCCGACGGCAGCTACCCGATCCGCCCGGCCGACAACCACGGCGCCGACGACGCAGGCAAGGCAATCCACGCGGTCGGCCGCGGTGGTTCGTCGGGCGACAGCATCCGCCGGCACATCATCGGCCGGTTGCACACGATCGGGCAGGCCGACCTGATCCCCGACACCTGGAACGCCAAGGGTGCGCTGGTCGCGGCGGGCAGCCAGACCGGCATGCGGTCGGTCGAGACGGGTCTTCTGGACCGCGTGCAGTACCGGTTCGCCGCCGACCTCGAGCTGCGTGCGGGTGGTGACGGCCGGACGATCGTCGGTATCGCGGTGCCCTACGGCCAGGTTCAGCGCATCGACGACAAGCTGACCGAGGCGTTCGACGGCGACCAGAACCATGGGCCGTTCGATCACCAACTGCGCGCCATGCACCGGGTCGGCTACTGGAACCTCCACTCGGTGCACGGCGGCACGGAGGTCGGGCACATCAAGTACGCGCGCAACGACGCGGCGGGCCTGTACACCGAGTCGTTCGTCAGCCCTGACGACCCGGATGGCGACCGCACCCTCGACGAGATCCGGTCAGGTATGAAGCCGCAGCAGTCGGTCGGGTTCGAGACGGGGCCCGGCGGTACCCAACATCGTTCTGGTGTGGCGCACCGCACCCGGGCTGATCTGACCGAGCTGGCGGCTGTTCCGGAGGGCGCGTACGGCGCCGGGGCTGCGGTGACCGGGGTCCGAGCGTCGACGGCGGAGTGCCCGGAGTGTGCTCTGCGCGCGGCCGCCGAAGCAGACCACCGGTTGGCACAGCTGCGTGCGTTGGCGGTGAGTCTGCCCGTGTTGTGATAGTGGGGAGCACCCACTGTCTGATATCTTGACCAAAAGCGAAGACGCCCGACCCCCCGCCCGCGAACGCAGACACCCCGGCAATTGGCCGACACCCCTGTTGACGCGGTGACGACACACCGGACGCACCGAGACACCAACCATTCGATGCGCACCCGGGAGGGGTGGATCATGGGTGACACCTATCTGGACGTGGCGAGGAAGAACTTCGCCGACCTCCAGACCAAGATCACCAAAGTGCAGGCTGACGCTGCTGCGAGCGGCAAGGGCCTGACCGAGGAAGAGTTCCGCGCGGTCAAGACCGATGTGGACGCCGCCAAGGACCTCGCAACACAGATCAAGGAACTCATCGACAACGAGGCGCAGATGCGCGCGGTCGGCGAGTTGGCGGCATCGATGGGCACCGGTGAGACCGGCGACGGCGACCCCGATGCGGGCAAGGACGACGACACTGACGGCGAGCAGCACCGCAGTGCAGCCACCACGAACCAGCGCGACCCGGGCCACTACCGCTCGGTTGCGCAGCGCGGCTCACGTTCGTTCTTCTCTGACCTGTTCCTGGCTGGGCAGAAGAACCCCAACCAGGATGCGGTGAAGCGCATCTCAGAGCACAGCGCGTTCATGCGCGCGGCGGGCCCCGTCACGCAGGCGTCCGGCGGTCTGGGCATCGTGCCCCCGAAGTGGCTGACCGACGAATACCTCAAGATGGGCCGTCAGGGCCGTGTGGTCGCGAACCTGGTCCGCAACCTGCCGATCGGCGACGACCCGCGCCCGCTGGTGCTGCCGAAGCAGACCGCCCAGGTCGACGCGGACATGACCGCGCAGACCAACGAAGGCGCCAACAACAGCGGCTGGGGTGACCCGCTGTTCACCACGAACACCGACACCCTGACCCCGGTCGCGAACGCGGCCTACCAGGACGTGTCGCGCCAGCTGCTCGCCGCCGGTATCCCGTCCGCCGATGTGCTGATCCTCCAGGACCTGCACGACGCGTGGGACCTCAAGGTGGAGAAGGCGGTGTGCACCGCGATCGTCGGCGGCACCGCGGCTACCACGTTCGCCACCGACTACTCGGTCGCGGCGGGCTCCGCCACCAACACCCAGTTCAACTACGTGGGTGGCGCGGGCGCTGGCTCGGCGGCCATCAACGCGGTCATCGACGGCCAGACCTCCGTGGCGAACGCGCTCTACGGCCCGGCCGACATCGCGGTCATGAACTACTCGAGGTTCGGGAAGTTCCGCAAGCTGGTCGACCTCAACGGCCGCCCGCTGATGCCGGTCAGCCGCTACAACCCGCAGAACGCGGCGGGCGCGCTGGACAAGATGCTGGTCGGCGACATCGAGGGCGTGGACGCCTACGGCACCAACGGTATCGCCGGTACCTCGGTCCCGAGCTCGGAGAAGTTCGCGGTGCTGCGCTCGCAGGCTGTGCTCCTCGCCGAGTCGACTCTGCTGGAGTTCAACTACGAGCAGATCGTCGGGCCGTCCTCAGTGCGGATGGGCATCTTCGGCTACTTCGGTGCCCTGGTTCGTGTCGCGGCCGCCGTGCAGGTCTTCACCGTGACGGCTGCCTGATCATGCCTCTCGGTGTGTGGCCGCCGACGCTGGCCGACGTGAAAGCGGATGCCGCGATCCCCGACGGGTCAACTGACCCGGGGGACGCGGTGATCGCGGCACGGCTGGCGTCGGCGGTCGCATTCGTCCGGCGCAAGCGCCCCGATTTCAACTACGACAGCGATCCGCTGTCGTGCCTGCCCGCGCCGACTGACGACCTGTGGCAGGGCACCGTGATGTTGGCGGTGCGGATCGTGGAGCGGCGCCGTTCACCGGACATGATGGTCGGCTCTGGTGATCTCGGTGTGTCCCGGGTCGCCAGCTATGACCCGGACATCAACCGTCTGCTCGGTATCGGGCCTGAGGTAGAGGCGGCGTTCTTCTGATGACGGCGGAAGAAGCAGCACAGGCCATCGCGGACGCCGTGTCCCTACTGGACGGGTACACGGTGGTCACCACCGGCGGGGCCGCTCTGTCGTCGTTCCCGGCGGTGTGCGTTCCTCTGCCGGAATTGCAGTGGAATTCGGCCGCATACAACGACCCCGATCCGAACCAGGCTGTGTTCCAGATCGCGGTGGTGGTCAAGGCTGACGCGTACGCGATACAGAACCTGCACGCCGCGATCGGCCCTGTCGTTCGTGCATTGTGGACCGTCAGCAACGCTGATGTGACGCAAGCGATCCCTGGTACTTTCCCGCAAGGCTCTAGCGATTTGCCTTGCTACTTCGCGACTTGTGAGGTCGACCTATGAGCGTGCATCAGAACCGGCTCAAAATCCTGAACTTCACGATTGACGGCATCGCGTTCGACTGCCAGATCAACTCGTGGAACATGAACCCCAACGCCAAGACCGGCACGCACGAGTACACCTACTGTGCGGCGGGCGAGGGCAACAACGATTTCTACGAGGAGACCGACGACCAGTGGACGTTGGAGATCAAGTTTTTCTCTGACTGGCGCGTCAACGGGATCTCCGACTATCTGATGTCCCACAACAAGGACGTCGCCGCGTTCGTGCTCGACCATCACCCGGACATCTCGGGTGAGCACGTGCGGTGGTCCGGCAACCTGGTTGTCCTGGCTCCCGCGATCGGCGGCGACTCCCGCACCACGGAGTCGCAGGACATCACGTTCTCCGTGCTGGGCATCCCGGACTACGAGAGGGTCTGATCATGGCGAATCGCATCAGCACGGTGGCGCAGGTGTGGCCGCCGGTCAACGGCAACCCGGGCGGTGTCGCGCTCGACTACTCCGTGGCGGTCACCGCTGACGGCGACGTGGTTGACGCGGGCCGCACGTTCATCGTGGTGGCCAACGGTTCTGGGTCGTCCATCAACGTCACCGTGGCAGCGACCCAGACCGTCAAGGGGCTGGCCGTCAGCAACATGGTGGTGGCTGTCGCCGCGGGCAAGACCGAGGTGATTGGCCCGTTCCCGAAGGACGTTTTCGGGCAGCCCTCGGGCGCGAACGCGTCCGGCGGCGACGACGAAGGCCGCGTGTACGTCAACTACTCGGCGATCACCACGGTGACCCGAGCGGTGGTGGCCTACTCATGAGCACCCTGTTCACCTCGATCGAGGTGGTCCCCAACGGCGGCGGCGAGAAGTACACCGTGGACGTCGACATGGCGACCGCGTTCGTGTGGGAGACCACCTACCCGGGACGCTCACTGGGCGAACTGGTCGCCAAGCCGCGCATGTCGGCCCACGATATGTACGAGCTCGCCTACGTGGGCAGCAAGCGGGCGGGTAAGCCGGTCCCGAGCAAGCTCATGGAGTTCGTCGAGGCCAACGACGTGCGTTCGGCAACCCCGGTCGTGACCGAGGACCAGGCGGACGATGTGGGAAACCCTACCCACGAGGGTCCGTCCACTACAACCTGATCTGGCTGAGCGTCGCCACTGGCATCCCGGTGAGCGAGTGGCGGCGCGAACTGCTCGACGACCCTCGTATCATGGACACAGCATTCGAAGCGTTGCAGCACCAGCACGAACGCGGAGCCCGTGGCTCGGATGACCGACAGATGAGCGGTTGATCCCGAGACAGGAGGCACGGATGGCCGCGAAAGAAGGGTTCTCGGTCAAGGTCGCCGTCAAGGGGCTGAAAGAAACGCGGGCGGCGCTGGCCCTACTGCCGGAGAACGCCACCGAGGAACTCAAGGACACCTCGTTCGACCTGTCCAAGCGGATCGCGCAGACCATCAAAACAGTTGCCGCGTCGCGTGGCAGCCAGGCATCGTTGATGGCCGGCACGGTCAGTTGGGGCACCAACACCGGAAATGACTCGATCTTCCCGGAAGTCCAAGCAGGCGGCACCAGCAAGGTCGGCCGCAACCGCAAGCCTGCCTACAAACTGCTATTCGGTAGCGAGTTCGGTGCGTTCTACCTCCACCAGTTCCCGATACGCAATCCGCGCGGCTACTGGTTTTTCCCGACCATCGACACGATGAGCGACCAAATCGCTGAGGAGTGGTCGCAGGCCGCTGACCGTGTGATCGAACAGTTCGGGGAGGAGTGATGGCAGGCAGCACTAAGACGATCACACTGAAGTTCACCGGCGATATCGATGACCTCGTCGCGAAGGTCGGCGAGGCCGATAGCGCGCTGAAGCTGCTGAACGACTCGGCGGGTAAAACCGACGGTTTCGACAAACTGGCTAAGGATTCCGACAAGGCCGCCAAGGACAGCACGGCATCTTGGGCGGGTGCCGCCACCAAGTGGACGTCTATCATTGTCGGCGGCCTTGCGGTGGGTGCTCCTCTCGTTGCTGGTGCTGCTACCGCGCTAGGTGTGGCTGCGGTCGCGGCGGTCGGGGTGGCACTCGTCAAGGGAAGCGACGATGTCAAGAACTCGTGGAACGACCTGACTCAAACTTTCCTCAACGAGGGACAGCAGTCCGCGTCGGTGATCACGGGTCCGATCAGTACCGCGCTCGATGATCTGTCCACGTTGGTGGTTCGGGAAAAACCAAACCTGGACAATTTGTTTTCCGGTGCGGCGACCGATATAGCGCCTCTGGAGCAGGGAATAGAGTCGCTTGTAGACGGTGCTATGCCGGGACTTGTGTCGTTGTTCCAGAACTCAAAGCCGATCATCAGTGGTGTCGGCACCGTTCTGGGAGCTGTCGGTAACGCGGTCGGCACAGTGTTTCAGGACATCTCGAACAACGCGCCATTGATCGAAAAAGACCTGAATGACCTAGCGCCGACCATCCAGAATCTGGGCAGCATCCTCGGAAACCTGATCACCATCGGGTCCGAAGTGGGCACCGTGGTCAACCCGGCGCTCACCGGCTTGTCTACCCTGCTCAATGACGTCACAGAGATCGTGTCCGGCCAGTACGCCCCGAAGTACGACTACAACAACCCGATTTTCGGGACCGGCGGTGTGGTCGGCACCATCGCGGGCAAGTTCCTCGACGACGGAAACGCCGCAGCTATAGCAAAAAAGCCGATCGACGACATGCTCACTACCATCGCGAATCTCGGTGGCGGGTCGGTCAACACGGCGGTCAACGTTGGTGACCTGACGACCGACATCACCGCGTTGAACACGTCTACCACCAACGCGAAGCAGTCAGCGCAAGCGTTCTCTGACATCCTGGCGGCGTTCGGGCAAAGCGGCCAGCAGCAAGTCAACTCCTACATCGGTGCCGCCTCGGCGGACCTCGACAACATGGCGAGCGCGTTCAAAGGTGTGGGCAAGGTAGCCGTTGACGCGGCAGGCAACTTCGATGTCACCACGAAAGCCGGGCAGGCGCTCCAAACACAGTTGGTCGGCGCGCAGTCGGATATCGGTTCTGTCGCGGGCGCGATGCGGGAGGCTCGTGACAGCACCGCCGATATCAACGACAAGGTGACGCAGTTCGACAACAACCTTGAGAAGAACCTGATGAACGATCTGCATCTGACGAAAGGTCAGGCGGATGCGCTCATCACGCAATTCGGGTTGTGGCCTAACCAGATCGACACGAAGATCGGGATCATTGATGAGGCCAGCCCGCTGGCGAAGGCTATCGGCGGCGAGATCAACAACATTCCGGACCACAACAGCCATATCACTACCGATGCTATCCAAGCGGGGGAATCGGTTCTGGGACTGTCGAACCAGATTTTCGGTCTCCCGGACGGCTACACGTCGATGTACGCCGACGTCGACCCGGCACAGTCCCAGATAAACAACCTGATCAACAGCTACAACGGGCGCCGGATCACCCTGGCGGTCAACGCGGTCACCAACCTGGCGCAGTCGGCCATCAACGCGGTCACCGGCGGCCGTGCCACAGGTGGCCCCGTCTGGCGCGGAAACTCCTACCTGGTCGGCGAGAACGGCCCGGAGTGGTTCACCCCGAACGCGTCCGGGTCGATCACCTCGAATTCTGACACCGCCAACGGGGCAGGCGCGGCGAGCAGCAGCGACAGCGGGGTAACGGTCACCGGGGACATCATCATCCCGGTCGACCTCGGCAACGGGATCAAGCAGGTCATCCGACTCAGTAACGCCGATCTCGCGCGTCAGGTGAAAGCGATGGGCCGATGAGCATCACAGCCACCTACACCGACGCGGACGCCAAGGTCACCGTCGCGGTCACCAGCGCACCAGCGAACGCGTCCACGGTGCTGCTGGAACGCAGCACCAACAAGGTCAACTGGACAGCGGTGCGCGGGGCACAGCCGTTCACCCTCACCGCAGGGGCGGTCAGCCAGGACGACTGGGAATTCACCGACGGCGTCGTGAACTACTACCGCGCCACCTACTACGACAGCTCGACCCCGGCGACGGTCGGCAGCCCGGCCGCGGCCACCGTGACCACCTCGGCAGGCGCGTCCGCCACTGTCACACCGAGCATGCCGACGGGGCTCGGTCTCGGCGATGTGGTGTTCGTGGCCGTCGCCAACACCAAAGCCACCGCGACGGTGGGTGCCGCGCCCACCGGATGGAACCTGGTCGCGGTCGACGCGGACGGTCTAGGCCTCTACACCGCCGACTGGACCGCCTCCCTGACGATGCCTGCGTTCAGCGTGACCGGGCTGGCCAGCGGCGACAAGGTCGTCGGCAAGGCGTTCGCCTACCGCAACGTCACGGTCGGTGCTGCGAACGTCCAGGCGCAGGTGAACGCGTCCGCCGCGAACATCGCCTACCCGGCGTTCGGTGCACTGCCCGGCTCACTGAACCTCGGCCCGATGGTCGTGTTCCAGCGCTCCACCCACACCTCGGTCAGCCCCGTGGCCACCTACGACGATCACGCCACCGGCTACGCGATCATGGTCTATGCGGAGAACCCGGCGACCACCGTCGGCGGAACGATCACCGTCACCGGTGGTTCGGCGGCCACGTCGAGTGTGATCCAGGCGAACCTGTCCGCGCGCGCGTTCTCCTCGCAGGAAACCGGCACGGTGACCCCGGCACTGTCCACGACGTGGATCAAGGACCCGTTGGCGCCGTACCTCAACCGCAAGATCACACCGATCAGCGTCGACCCGGTCACCAATCCGGCACGGTCGGCCACCTTCGACATCATCGCCCGCACTAACCCGGTCGCGGTCACCGACCTCTACGGCTCCCGCCAAACCGCGCTCCAGCTGCGCACCGTCGATCCGGTGACCATGCAGGATCTGCACGACTGCCTGATGAGCGGCCACGTCCAGTTCGTGCACGCGCCTGCGGGAGCCCGGACACCGACCGGCTACTTCGTGCTCGGCGACCTCACTGTGTCCTACCCGGCGCAGACCAGCAGCGTCCGGTACCTGGACTTGAAACTGACCGAGGTGGCCGCACCGGACCCGTCGCTGGCCGGGGTGATCGGCACCTGGAACACGGTGATCAGTACCTACGCCACCTGGGCCGATCTTGTCGCCGCCAAAGCCACGTGGGCTGACGTGCTGCTGCTGGTCGGCTCGCCTACCGAGATCATCACGGACTGAGGGGGGGGGGGTCGCATGCGTCCAGTCACCGCCGCGTTCCTCAAGGGCGTGGGCAGCAGCCACGCGATGGCCTCGCGCGCGACCGTGGTCGCACCGGGGCAGCACGGTGTCACGCCGACCGGCACGCCGGTGCCGATCGGGTCGGCGTCGATGACGTTCGACTCGACACGGCAAGTGCTCGGCGCTGGCAGCCTCACCACATCGCAGAACTGGCCGGCCAGCCTCACCGACTTGCTCACCCCGTTCGGCAACGAGGTGTTCCTGGAACGCGGCCTGGTGCACGGCGGCGGTTCCGTGGAGTGGGTGTCGCTCGGGTACTTCCGGATCAACCAGGCACAGCAGCAGGATGCGCCGTCCGGCGCGGTGGATCTGGAGTTCTCCGACCGGATGCAGAACGTGGTGGACGCGCGGATCCCGATCCCGCTCACCTTCGCAGCGGGCAGCACGATCACCTCGATCATCGAGTCTCTGGTGACCGACTGCTATACGGGCGCGACGTTCGACATCGACACGAGCCTAGCCACCGCGACCACCAACGCCGCGCAGACCACCGCCGACGACCGGTACGGGTTCATCGACAACTTGGTCACCAGCTACGGCATGATCTGGTATTGGGACTACCGGGGCGTGCTCGTGGTGAAACCGCCGCCGGACCCGGACACGCCATTGGTCACGCTCAAGAGCGGCCGGGACGGCGTGCTGGTGCGTCAGACCGTGGCGCGCACCCTGGGTCGTGACGGCGTCTACTCGGGATGTGTCGCGAGTGGACAGCAGGCGACCGACGCGGCGCCTCCGACCGCGTTGATCGTCGACAACAACCCGAACTCGCCGACGTACTGGTATGGGAACTTCGGGAAAATACCGCAGTTCTTCAGCTCGTCGTTCTTGCAGACCGAGCCGCAATGCGAGACGGCGGCCACCTCGATCATGCTCAAGTCCACTGGCGTGTCCTACGAGGTCGACTTCGGCATGGTCCCGAACCCGGCACTGGAGGTGTGGGACCCGGTCGCGGTGCAACTGCCGAACCTGCTGGAAACGCACGTGATCAAGCAAATCCAAATCGGGCTCGCCGCGTCGGACCCGATGACCGCGCAGACCAAACAACTGGTGGGAGGGATCTTCAGTGCCGTATGACATCGCCAGCCTGTTCGGACCCGACCCGGAGGGCATGGGCATCCCGCCCAAGATCGTGCAAGGCCAGATCGTCACCTTCGACACCGCGACCGGCCACAACACGGTCAGCGTCATGGGCGCGACCCTGACCGATGTTCCGATGCTGGCCACCGGCGCGGAGATCCTGTACACCGCAGGCGACCCGGTGATGCTGCTCGTCATCGGCAACACGTACTCGCTGCTGGGCAAGGTGGTGTCGGCAGGCAGCACCCGGTATGCGGGCGCCACCGTGTCGGCGGCGGCCAACGGAAACTCGGCGAGCAACTTCGCGGTAGGCACCTCCACGGCCGCGCTGGCCACCGCGTCGATCGCGGTCCCGACGTGGGCCACCAAGGCAGCGGTGACCATCTACGCCATCGCGGTCACACACGACGTCGGGGCTACCGACCGCGACGTGATCGTGACCGCCGAGATGAACGGCAACCTGGTCAGTGACGCGACGTACTACGGCGCCCACACCCACACCTGTGAGGGATTCACCGGCGGCTCCTTCATCTGGTCGCTGTCCGGGGAAACGCAGCTGTCGGCAACGGTCGCTGTGTCGCTGGCGTCCGGCTCTATCGCGACCAACGCCAGCAACTACGCCCAGGTCAACATCCTGGCCAACTACTACAAGTCCTAAAAGGAGGAACGGCCATGCCTGCATCGACACCGAACTTCAACTGGCCATACCAACTGCTGACCGATCCTCCCAACGGTGCCACGCTGGGACAGAGCGGTTTCGACGCGGCGGACGCATCATTGGCGGCGGAAGCATCGACGCGCGCGGCGGCAGACACAGCCCTGTCCAACAGCATCACCTCACTGACCGGCACCGTGAACGCCGCCGGTCTCGGCATGATGGCGACTCCGTTCGAGGACACCAGCGGTCCGAATAACCCCCTCACCACCGAGGTGAAGATCGGGCAGATCACGTTCACTGCGGTGGCCGGGCGCCGCTACCTGGCCAACGCATGTGGGGCACTCACCAACAGCGGTGCCGGGTATGCCAGCGCGTTCAGCCTGCGATGGAACGCCAGCTCGAACGTCACTGTCGCCAACGGAACCCAGTTTCTCGTGATCCAGAACTCTGCCATCCAGTTCACCCAGTACGTTTCCGGCCAGCGCCAGCTGAAGACGAGCGGCACAGGCGCGAACGTCATCGGCACCGGCACGATCTCGGTCGGCGTGTTCGCTGTCCAGCAGGCCGCCGGGTCGGGCGGCTCGTGCAGCTGGGGCAACGGTGCGATCCAGCCAACCACGCTAACCGTCGAGGACGTCGGGACCTGAGAGGGAGTGACCATGCAGTTGTCGGACGTGCTCACTGTGATCGGCATCGGCGTGCCGCTGGCCGTCGGATGGGCGGTCTGGACACTGCGCACGGCGTTCCGTGTTCAGGCGCTCAAGGCTGAAGTCCTGAAATGGAAAACCGCCTACGAGAGCGAGAAAACCAGGTCGGATGCGTTGGCTCGTCGCGACGATGAGGAACGCGTCGCGACGTTGAACGCGAACAAGCTGGTCGATGTGTTGGTGTCGGTCGGGGTCATTCCGCGGTCGCCTCGTCCGGAGGTGGTGTCATGAACCGGTTGCGGGAGTGGTGGAGGGTGGTGGTCGGGAAGGACGACGCGCCGGTCACCGACGAGGCCCGGGAGGCGGTGGCAGGTTCGGCGCAGCGGGCCGAGGATGCGACGCGGCAGGCGGATGACATGGCCCGCACTGTCGCACCGTTGCGGGATGCTTTGCGGCACAACCATTTCGAGGATGCGGTGCGGGCGACGTTCGTTCGGAGGCCGGTGTGACTATTCCCGTGATTCTCAGCGGCGCGATGGTGGTCGCCGCGCTCATTCTGCTGTGGACCTACACCGCCGGGAACGCGTGGTGGCGATCGCGGGTCGGCCGCGCGCTGGTGACGCTCGCGGCGGCGATCGTGTTCATCGAGGTGTACTCGGCGTTGCGCAGGCTGCTGGACTGGCCGTCGTGGACGAGCCAGGTCGAGCAGGGCATCATCCTGGTCGCGCTGATTCTGTTGGATGTGGCGTTCCTGCGTGAGCGGCGTGAGCAGCGACGCCGCCAATCCGCGCGACGGGACGGTGCATCATGACCGTCTGGGTGGACTATTCGGGCGGCCGACCGGGTGGCGCGGCGTTGAAGGCCGCAGGCATCACTGGGGCGATCCGGTATGTGTCGGCGGGCAGCGCGGGGAAGCTGATCACCGCAGCCGAGTACGCCGACTTGGTCGCGCACGGCCTGCAGGTGCTGCTCGTCTACGAGCTCGGCGTGCACGACGCCGAGGGCGGCTACACGCAGGGCGCGGCGCACGCGCAGGCCGCGCTCTCGACCGCCCGCGCCTACGGCATCCCCGACAGCGTGGGCATCGCAGCCGCGGCCGACGAGCATCTCACCGCCGGGCAGGTTCCGGCCGCGGCCGACTACGTGCGCGGGTTCCGCGATGTCCTCGGGCAGGCCCGGACGGGCGCGTACGGGTTCGAGGAGTTCATCACCGCGGTCCATGCGGCTGGCTGGGCGTCCTGGCATTGGAAGTGCGGGAGCGCGCCGACCGCGGCTGAGCGTGCGTGGGTGACGTTCTGGCAGCGCAACACTGGCCAAACCACGCAGACCATCAACGGGGTCGTGTGCGACCTCAACGACCAGATCAACCCGATCGGAGACGACATGCCCCTGACCAACGACGACATCGCAGCCATCTGGGCTTACCAGTTCGGCGGCTCCGACCCGCTCAACAACCAGGCGCCGATGGACGCCATCGCCGCCAAGGACTGGATGGCCACCACCAACCGGTGGGCGAACGCCGGATACGTTCAGGCAGCCGCGGTCAATGGTGCTCTGCCCGGTGTGATCGCGGCCGTTGTCGCTGCGGTGCCCGCGCAGGGCAGCGTGGTGTCCCCGGCGCAGATGGCCGACCTGGAAGCCAAGCTGATTGCGGCGCTCCCGGAAGGCTGGGATGTCGCGATCACCCCGAAGTCCGGCCCGGTCTCGGCCGGGAACTGAAGAAAGGAACGATCATGAGTTCGATCAGTGAACTGGCCAAGGACGTCGAGGTCAAGTTCGAGGAGTTGTGGACCAAGCTGATCCCGCACGTCGTGCCCGAGGCGATCGGGGACGTGCAGGCGCTCGTCGCGGACGCGAAGGGTCAGGCCAGCCAGCTCGTGCAGGAGGCTGTCGCGGACGGCACGAAGGACGTGGCGACCGCGGTGGGCGACGGCGAGCAGGTCGTGAAGGACGCCGAGCAGGCCCTCACCGAGGCCGCGCCGGTCGAGGCGGACAACGCACCGAAGGGCAAGTGATCCACGTGGTACCCAGCGTCGGACGTATCGTCCACTACCGACTGGCCGACATGGATGTCGAACAGATCAACAAGCGCCGTGCCGACGCCAGCAATCTCAACGCCGCTGGCGTGACCCTGGCCAGCCAGGAACTCGGTGCGCAGATCCACCACGGCAATCAGGTCTCGGCGGGCGACATCTACCCGATGGTGATCGTTCGCGTGTGGGGCAGCACCCCGGAGTCCTGCGTCAACGGCCAGGTGCTGCTGGACGGGAACGACGCTCTCTGGGTGACATCGCGGTCGCAGGGCAGCGGCGAAGCCCAGTGGGCCGCGCCGGAGCGCGTGTGATGGCTGCCAACTGAACGCGGGGCACATCGGCGGTGGCAGACACGCGCGGGCCACCGCCGATGTGCGTTCTTGGGGTACTGCCTCTGGCCAGCGCCGCTACAGAGGCCGCAGGTGGTCCACACGCTGTTGCCGTGTTTGTCCCGGCCGCAGTAGACCTGACCTGAGCCTTTGCAGACGTGGCAGGTGCGGGTCTCGTATCCGGCCAACTCAGGTCAGGGTGATGGCGCCGTGCTGGTCACGGCCCACGGTGAGGCTGTCGTCCCAACCGCACTGGCCGGCACCGTCGTGGCTGCCGTAGACGGTGGCGCCGATGCGGTCGACGAGCGCGCCGGGGACACCACAGCGGGGGCAGTCGATGGGGAACGGCTCGTTGCCGGGCAGCGGGATGCGCTTGCCGCCGAGGAGGCGGGAGCGGAAGACCTGGTGGTTCGCGGCGGGCGACGTTGACGTGGCGGCCATACGGTCAAGTGTCGCACCTGTCGCACCATGACGCACCTCACCTGTACTGATCGTGACCGTATGACCTAGTCGCAGTCGTCACTACTCGACGGTAGATGCACCGTTTGGGTGTCATTGTCTGCACATGGCCGCCGATGATCGCCCCGTGTCCACCGGGGAAGCAGCGAAAGTGATCGGCGTGCACCGCGGCACCTTGACCCGCTGGTGGCAGCAAGGGCTCGTCACGCCGCGGTTCGTCACGCCGACCGGGTACGCCCGGTGGGACCTCGACGACCTGCGCGCACAGATGCGCGAGTGGCGGCTCGACCAGCCCGGCCCGGACGCATGACGATGCCCCGGCGAGGAAGCAACCGGGGCATCAGGCGGCAGCGTGGTCAGCCACACCGCGAGGTCATGGGCGCTGTCATCCGCACGCGCTGGTCTGGTGGGCACCGTAGGTGGCCTGCGCTTTGGTGAACCTCTCACCAGCCGACGAGTCGAGTTGGCTGATCAGGCCACTGCACGAGAAGTGCGTGTAGTTCAGGTACTGCTGCGCCGACTTGGCGGCCTGCGCGTTCCAGTCCTGGTTGAGGCTGTCCACCGCTGCGGTAGCGACGTCGACGGGGTAGCCGTCGCCCGCTGAGGAGTCGAGTTGGTCGATGAGTCCCTGCCGGGAGAACGCCGAGAAGTTCAGGTAGTCCTGTGCTGCCCCGATCGCCTGCTGTTCCTGCGGCGGGACGGCCGGAACGACGGCCGGGGCTGGCTGAGTCTCGGCAGGAGTGGAGTCCGGCGTACTCGGTGCTGCGCTGGTGTCCGTGCTGGCGTTGGGGGTGGCAGAGCCGGACACGTGGTCGTTGAGGAACTTCCCGGGGCCGAGCTGGCTGCTGCCGCTGTTGCTGGAGACGGCGACGACGACGATGAACAGGACGAGCACGCCGAGGGTGATCCACGGCCAGCGGCGGCGCTTGCGCGGCGCCTGCGGCGGCTGGTACTGGGGTGCGGGCTGCTGCCAGGCGGACTGTTCGGGCTGCGGCGGGTAGGTCATGGCGGGCTCTCCTTGGGCGGATGGTGTGGTTGTCGCGGCGAGGGCCGCGCGGGTTACTGGTTCGAAATCAAGCGAACAAGGTCAGGAGCAGAAGCCAGTAGCGGCGACGGCGGCGTGAGCGAGCGCGGCATCAACGCCGAACTCGTCGACGTACCCGGCCGGGTAGTCGCTGTAGCCGCGGGCGTACTCGGTGCACGCCGAGGCATGCCGGGAGTCGACGACCTGCGCCCAGCTCGATGGCATCGTCGCGCCGTGCGCATGCAGGTAGGTGTAGAGCGTCACGCCGGGATCGGCCGCGTCGACGCCGAGCATGGACGCGACGCTCTCCGGTCGGATGCCGCCGGTGCCGTTCTTGACGGTGGCGAGCACGGACGGCGCGGCACCGACCGACGCGGTGACCGCGGTCGGCTTGACTGCGGCCGGCGCGCTGGCAACCGCGAGGATGGCCATGGCGGTGGCGAGCAGGACACCGAAGACGGCGAACCGCATCCACAGGGGCGGTCGTAGGCTGGTGGTTGAGGTGAGGGCGTGCCTAGCGTGTCGCATGTCGTAATGGTGGGATACGTCAACGTATTTTGTCAAGCGACGTGTGAGCGTGCATACTGATCAGCATGAGCGATCGAGCCCGTCAGGTGGGTGTCTACTGCCGGATCTCCGACGACCGGGAAGGCCGCGAACTGGGCGTTGAGCGGCAGGAACGGCTGTGTCGCGACCTCGCGGCCAAGTCCGGCGACACCGTGATCGAGGTCTACGTCGACAACGACCTCAGCGCGTGGAGCGCCCGCCGGGCTCGCCCGGACTTCGCCCGGATGCTGGCCGACGCAGAGGCTGGCCGAATCAACGTGATCATCGCCTACACGCTCAAACGGTTGACGCGACGCTGGGACGAGGGCGGTGCGCTGCTCGACCTCGCCAAGGACCGCGGTGTCCGGTACGAGTTCGTGCGCGCGTCGCCCGTCGACCTCAACACGGCCGCCGGGCGCAAGCAGTTCCGGGGCATGGTCAACGACGCGATCAGCGAGTCGGACGAGTCCTCCGAGCGGATCACTGACGCCAACTCCGACCTGCGCGCGCAGGGTGAACCGACCACGCATCTCGGGCACGGATACCGGCGGGTCGACGGGAAGTGGACGGTGGACGAGGTGGCCGCCCGGGCGATGGCGCAGGGCGCGAAGGACTTGCTGGCTGGGATCTCGCTACGTGCGGTGGCGCGCTCGTGGAACGCGACCACGTTCACGAATCCGAAGCAGCCGTGGACGGCGGATATCGTGCGCAGCACCTTGAGCAAACCCAGCGTCGCCGGGCTGCTCGCGCACAAGGGCGAGATCGTCGGCAAGGGGAACTGGCCGGCGATCCTGGACGAGTCGACGTGGCGTGCCGTGCGGGTGTTGCTCGCGGATCCGGAGCGCCGGTTCAGTCATAGCCGTACGCCGGTGTGGGTCGGGGCGGGGATCTACCGGTGTGGTCGGTGCGGTGACGGAACCACGATGCGCAGCAACGCGAACACGGCCAAGCTCAACAACATCTACCGGTGCCGCCAGCACAACCACTTGTCGATCAAGTCGGAACCGGTCGACGAGTTCGTGCGCGCGGCGATCGCGGTGGTGCTCGACGATGGTGGCACCGATCTGCTGGTTGTCGATCACGGTGAGGACCCGGGTGCGTTGCAGGCGGCGCTGACGGATCTGCGAGGGCAGCAGGCCGACCTGGGGCGCGAATTCGCTGCACGTCGGTTGAGCATGGCCGCGTTCACTGCTGCTGACACGGACCTGTCGCGGCAGCTCGCCGAGCTCGAACGCAGACTGGCGGACGTGTTCGCGCCTCGCGGTTCAGTACTGGAGGGCATCGCTGACGCGCCGGACCCTGGCGCCGCGTTCCTGGCTGCGGTAGTCGAGCGGCAGCGCGCGGTGGTTGATGTGCTGGCTGTGGTGACGATCCTGCCGGATGCGGGCAACGGGAGAACGGCCGGTGCTGTCGATACTGATCGGATCAGGATCGAGCCGCGCTGAGGCGGGGCGCCCACGTGTCTGGAGGCGCCCCGCAAGATCGGATACTGCGCGCCAGTGCCGGTCCCGGCGCGTCCCCCAGTTCCCTCTACCTGATTGATCGGATGGCGGCGTAGTCCTGCTCTGCCTGCCGTCGTTCGAGGTTGCGTTCGAGGCGATCGCGGTTGCCAAGCGAAACGTAGGCCAGCACCTCAACGGCGGTCATGATGAGCAGGACATTCGTCCAGACGGTCGGGTCGGTGTTTCCGGCGATCGCGTCTGAGGCCAGCAGCAGCACGAGCATTGCGCCCGTGGCCGCTGCCGCCAACATCAAAAGCAGTCGGCTTGTGGACATTCGTGTACCGTCCGTTACTTGTTGGTTCGCGTGTCTGAAAACCTTTTCGCTGATCGACACGTGTCCGTTTCAGACCGTCACCCATTTGGAATAGTCAATCGGACACTAGCGTCATGACGCTCCGCGTTCGACGTCTCTGTCCTTCTGGATCTCTCGCAGAAGGTCCCGGGATTCGATGTACGCGGCGTGGCCGAGCGTGCGTTCGATCCGGTCGAGTCGGGCCTGGATCTCTGGGCTGAACTCAGGTCTTGCTTCGACGACAGCGGGCGGCTGGGCTCCATCGAGGATGGCTTGCGGCGTGTCCACCGTCCATCCAGGCAGCGCGCGCGCGGCAGCCTCGTACACCAGAGGTCCGACCGGCTCGCCAGCTTCGAGCTTCACCAGGCTGCGGACGCTGATCCGCGCAGCCTCCGCGAAGCTGGGCCGCCACGGGTGGCCGGCGCCTTCGCGTGCACGCGTGACGGCTAGGCCTAGGGCGACACGCCGTCCCTCGGGATAGTTCCTCGTGTTCAGTCGCTGCGCTGCCACCAGTGCATCATGGCGCACAGTCGTGCACGCCGCTACCTGTCTTGACCAGCGGAGACGTGTGCGCCTCAGCCGCCGGTGTCGGCCCGTCAGCGTCCTCATGTCGTGCACTGTAACGCACCATCGTGCACAGTTGCAACATCGTGCATTGACACCGTGCAAACGATCGTGCACGATCGTGCACATGCCAGCCGTAAATGGACCCGCGTGGCGCCACCGCCGCGCCGAGATGGACATCACCTCAAACGAGGCGGCACGGCGACTGGGCATCGCCGGGGGAGCGCTCCGCCAGATCGAGACCGGCGTGCACCCAGCCTCGCTCCAGTTGGTCTACCGGGCCGCGCGTCTGTTTCGCGGTGACGACGAACAGGTCCGCGAGGTCGCGGCTGAGCTGCTCGCCGCAGGCAACGAGGGCGTGCCGGACAAGCCGCCAGACCAGCCGACCCAGCCGATAGGCCCTAACCCGCGCAAGGACCGCGAGACCCGAAAGACCGGACCGAAGCGTGCGCGGAGCGCGGCGTGAGCGCCCGGCGCTCTCCCGCAACAGAAGCCGCGCTCGCTGCGCTTCCCGAGCGTGCGCGGCAAGCCATCGCCGAACTGACGCGCAACTGGCCACGGTTCACCGCCTAGCAGGGGGCCACGCTGGTCCACCTGCTCGGCGACGCCGCTCAACCTGCCGCAGCCTGAAAAAGCAACGCGGCTCACCCGCGTCAACCGAGTGAGCCGCTAGACAACCGAGAGGAATGGTCTCGATGTCCACCATGGATGTTCCCACACGCGGAGGCAGTCTGCTGTCACGGGCTGAGGCCGGGGCTGCGTTCCTCGATGAGCGCCTGCCCGCCTGGTTTGTGTTGGTGAACCCGAAAACGCTCGACATCGGACGCGGGAACCGGTGCGTGCTCGGCCAGTTGGGTCGGTTCGTGAAGCACGAGGAGTGCGACCGGAACGCCCTGTATCTGGCGGTGGCCGACACGTTCGGGTTGAGCGCGGTCGCCTTGCTGGGTCTGGGTTTCAACGCTGAGTCGCTGGACGACATCGTGCCGTTGACGGTCGCCTGGATCGCGGTGATCAACCGGCGTCGCAGGCTCGGCCCGGTCGCTGGCCTGCCGGTCGCCGACGTGCAGGTGGTCCCGGACGCTGAACTGGCGGTCGTGTGATGAGGCTCCGTCTCGTCACGGCCGCCGTGGTGGCCACCCTGCTCGCCCCGCTCAGCCCGACTGCTGCCGTCGGCGCGGTCGTCGTTGCGGTCGCGCTGCGCATCACCGAGGTGACCCGATGAGCCTACCGAGCGACATCGAGCCGGACATGGTGCCGCGCCGGGGCTCGATCGTCACCACCACCAACGAGTCCGGTGACTGGTTGGTCATCGGCTTCGTCGTCAGCCTGCTCAAGACCGAGCTCGTGTTGCGTCAGACCGTCCCGGACAGCTTGTCCGACGAGCCGCGCGTGATCCGCTCCGACACCCGAACCTGCTTGATCGTTTCCATGCCGCTGAACACCGGAAGGACCACGCCATGACCACCACCCCAGCCCAGAAGCAGACCGCCGAGGAGAAGGCAGCGTTGCGCGCGGCCGGCCTGCGCAAGCTCGCCGACCTCGTCGAGGCGCACCCCGAACTGGATGCGACCTACCTCGATGACGTCAACACGTTCTACGCCTGGACCAAAGAGGACGTTGCCGGTGCGATCCGTGCCGGCCTGGAGTTCGGGGCGAAGGTGACGAAGGAGCCGGTTGGCAACTCGTCGTCGTTCGAGACGAAGCTGTCGTGGGACGGGTTCAGCGCCTCGGTGCTGGGGAGCCGCGCGCAGGTGTGCGAGCGGGTCGTGGTCGGGACCGAGACGGTGACGAAGACCGTCAAGGACCCCGAAGCCCTCGCCGCCGTTCCTGAGATCGAGGTGACCGAAGAGGTCGAGGTCGTGCGGTGGGACTGCCGCCCGATCTTGGACGGCGAGCCGGTCCCGTCGGTGGTGGCGTGATGCTGGAAATCGTCGGTGCCATCTGGGTTGCCGGGCTCGTGCTGTACGTCGCGTGGGGTCTGTGGCACACGACGACCGTGGACGCGGTGAAGCCGCGCCCGCTGCGCCGGGCGTGGTCGAAGCAGGACCAGGCCGAGTTCGACGAGATGGTCAACGCACGCCAGCGCGGTGAAGCGTGAGCGACCTCGACTGGATGATCGCCGCATCCCAGGTGCTGGGCCAGTTCTTCAAGGGCCGCTACGACGAACTCCGCGCCGAAGCCGAAACCGAGATGAACCCGGGCGACCGCCGGGTGGTGCTGTCGCCGCTGGACGGGAAGACGCCGATCGCTGAGGTGTACCGGTCGAAGCCGCGCGACGTCGCGATCGTCGACGACCCCGAGAAGTTCACGACGTGGATGCGCGCCAACTATCGGGGCATGACCGAGACCACCTACGAGGTGATCGGCACCGACGAGCAGGTGCTACGGGTGCTGTTCGAGCACGCCCCGCACCTGCTCAAGGCGAAGCACAAGGTGAAGCAGAAGGCGCGCCTGGACATTCTCGACCAGGCCACCAAGAACGGGTTCCCGATGGGACCAGGCGGCGAGGCCGACATGCCCGGTGTCGGGTTCACGAAGAACAGCCAGCCGTATGTGGCGTGCAGGCCCGACAAGGACGCGGCGCTGGCGATGTTCCAGCTGTACGCGCAGGGCCGTATCGGCCTGGATGGCGCGCTGCTGGCGATCGAAGCACCCAAGGGGGAAACGTCCGTTGAATCCTGAGACTGCTGCGCGGCTGCGCGAACCGTTCCCGGCCGAGAAGATCGGGAAGCTGCCGAAACTCACCTGTGGTGACTGCTCCAACAAGAAGTGCGGCAAACATCAGCGGCGCACCTGCAAGATCTGCAAGGCGTACGTGTCGACCGCGCATACCCACCTCGATTTCGTGGGCCACGCCGACGTCACCGACCGGCTGCTCACCGTCGATGCGCTCTGGTCGTGGGAGCCGCTCGCGCTCAACGAGAGCGGCCTGCCGATGCTCGACAGCAACCGTGGCATGTGGATCAGGTTGACGGTCGCGGGCAAGACCCTGCTCGGCTACGGGCATGCCGGTTCGAAGACCGGTGGCGACGCAGTGAAGGAAACCATCGGCGACGCGATCCGCAACGCCGCCATGCGGTTCGGTGTGGCGCTGGACATGTGGCGCAAGGAAGCACCCGAAGCCGTACACGACAACGATCCCGGACGCGCCGCCGAACCGACCGAACCGGTCGACAAGCCCGCGCAGCTCCGCGCGCTGATAGCCCAACTCGGCAAGCAACGCGGCTGGGACATCACCACCACGGCCGCCGAGTTCCTGGACTGGTCACGTGGCCGCGCGATCCAGGAAGCGTCCGTGGCGGAGATGTCCGAGTACATCGACTTCCTCCAGAAGGTGAAGGAGTGACGGCGGTCGCGGGCATGCCGGGCGTGTGCCCGGCGTGCGGTGGCCGACAGCGGGTGCTGCTCGCCGACCCCGGCTCGCCCCTGTTCACCGTCGTGCCCTGCCTCGGATGCGTGTGGGGTGTGCCGGTCGTCGACCTGCCGCATCGAGGTGACCGGTGACCACGCCAACCACGCATCAGGTGATCCAACAGTTGGCGCACCTGTCCCGCATGCTCGACGCCGCCACCGCCGAGGTTGCCCGCCTGGACGAGGCCGCTGTCCAAGCCAAGGCACGGCACGAGGTCGCCTACGCGCGGGCGTTCCTCACCTGCGAGGGCGCGATGGACGTCCGCAAGCAGACCGCGGTGCTCGACACCTCGGACCAGAAGCTGAACGCCGAGATCGCCGAGCAGAAGGTCCGGGCCTGCCGCGAACGGATCAGGACTATCCGGGATCAGATCGAGGTCGGCCGGTCGCTCAACAGTGCGGTGCGCGCCGAGTGGAACGCCGGGGCGGTGGGGCAGACATGATGCGCCAGCGCAAGCCCCCCTCCAGCGCCGCACCGGCCTGCGTGCCACGGCTGGACTGTCCCGCTCCACCAGGTTGGCGTCCAGTGGCCCAGTCAAAGCCCGGGGCCGGATCGGCCTCACCGCAGCTGAGCGCACGGCGAAGGCGATCGTGGTCGCCCGCGCGGAGGGCCGCTGCGAGATCGGTGTCCTGTGCCAGCGCGGCCCGGGCGCCGACTTCTCGCACAGGTGGGCTGAGGGCCAGGGCGGACCGTATCTGCCCAGCAACGGGCTGTTGGCATGCAGGCTCGACCACCAGATGCTGCACGCCAACCCGGACCACGCCAAGACGTTCGGCTGGTTCATCCCGCCCACCTGGCGGCGTGCGCCCGGCGGACCGGCTGAACCGGTCGCGCCCGGCGAGGTGCCGGTGTGGTTGTGGCGTGCGGGCGGTTGGGGTCCGGAGTGGGTGTGGCTCGACGACTCGGGTGGCATGCGGCCGGTCGGCTACGACGAGCTGGACGCGGTGCTCAAGGAGCAGGGGTTGGAGCGGTTCTCATGACCGTTCTGCAAGCCCGGTGGACGATCCCGCTCGAAGGCGTCTGCGACGTGTGCGCGCAGCCCGCGCGGCGGCTCACCGTCTACGACACCTGCCGGCTCATCGTGCACGACAACGCGGTGCGTCCCTGCGTGATCGCCAACCCGGGACCGCCCGTGCACGGCCCGACCGGCTACTACGAGCCCCCCTACAAGCGGAAGGCCACGCGATGAGTTACAGGCCGACCACGATCCAGGGCACATCGTTGCCGAAGCTGGAGCTCGACATTCTGGAGCTCATGTCCGAGGGTTCCTCGGATCCGGAGATCGCCGACATCCTCGGTTTGGGCTACGAGACGGTGAAGCAGCACATCGGACGGATCTATGCCCGGCTCGGCGCCCGGAACCGGACGCACGCGGTCGCGCTCGGCTACCAGCAGCAGTTGATCCGGGACGCGCCCGGCGCCGAACCGCGACCCGCCTTGCGCTCGGTCCCGCCGACACAGGCCGCCACCTCGTTGACTGGTGCGCCACTCACCGACGCGGTGTTGCCGTTCGCCGCGCAACTCATCGGCGCGGTACGCCAAGGCGACCTGCTCGATGACCTGTTCTGGCAAGCCCACCGGACCGCTGCCCGCGTCGACGGCGACGCCGCGCAAGACCGGGCCGGCACGATCTCGGCCCGCGCGCTCGCGATCGTCCTCGCCGCGATGGTCCCGGACGACCGGGAACCGTCGGATCTGCTGGCGTGGATGCGGCACCCGGTCGAGTATCTGCGGCTGCGCGAGGCCGGGTTCGACGCGGCCACGTCAGCGGCTGAGGCCAGCGCCTACGCGGTCTCGCATCTCAAGGCTGTGGGGGGTGGTGTGTGAGCGTCCTGCACGCCATCCGGTGGGCGCGCACAGTCCCGAACGGCAATTCGCATGACGAGTACGGAAAGGAGCAGCACCGGTGACATGGTTCCGTGTTGACGACCAGCTTCCCGATCACCGCAAGGTGAGGCGCGCTGGCACGTCGGCGATGGGTTTGTGGCTGCTCACCGGTGCGTGGTCGGCTGGCCATCTCACCGATGGTTGGGTGCCGCGCGATGTGGCCTTGAGGTACGGGACTGATCGGCAAGCGGCCAAGCTGGTCGAGGTGGGTCTCTGGGCAGTGGGTGTCCGTGACGATGAGAGCGGTTGGTGGTTCCACCAGTGGACCGAGCATCAGCCGACTGGTGATCAAGTTCGTCAGCGCCGGAAGGCCGCAGCAGAGCGGCAAGCAGATGCCCGTGCGCGGAAAACACAGTTGCGACACGCCCGGGAGTCAGGTCGAGCGCCGGGCGTGTCACACCCTAATTTTTCTGAAGATCACGAGTCTGACGAAGGACCAATTTCTGAAGATGTTGCTGGAAAAGAAGAGGAGTCACGCCGGGTCAAACCCGTGTGTGACCGCGCCACGAACGCGAAACCCCACCCCC